CCTAACGGCAAAATGGCTCTTACACCTAATAGAGATAAAACAGCATTCCTACCTAAAGGTTCTTCAGTTATGAATGGTGCTCAGACACATTCAATGTTGAATAACATGCCTAAATTTGCTAGTGGTACACTTTCAAACAAAAAACCCAAGAAGAAAAAGAAAGGCGATAACTTCTTTGGTGATGTTGCAACTGGGGTTAAAGCAGGAGCAAAAGTAGCTACTGGTAAAGTTGTTGACGGTGGTAAAGCTGTTGTAAACAAAACACTTGAAACAGCAGTTAAAGGTAAAAAGTGGATGGAAGATAAAATCGGCGACGTTATGGAGTGGATAGATAAGCCAGGTAAATTACTGGATAAAGTACTTGAAGGTATTGGCTTAAATTTAGACGGTTTCGGTATATCTAAAGCAGCAGAATTGCCATTTGACATGATGAAAGGTATGTTCTCTAAACTTAAAAAAGCTGCAATCGATACATTTACTTCTTGGATGTCAGACGCAGCAGAAGGTGATGGAGGTTACATCGACCTTTCTAAAGGTATCAACTTCCCATTTAGTCCTAACGGTAAAGCTCCAGGATATCCATTTGCAGGCCCTCACATGGGTGTGGATATTAACTATATTTACGACAAACTATATTCTGTTCTAGCTGGTAAAGCTACGGCTCGTAAAGGTTGGAACGGTGGTTTCGGTAACATGGTTGATATTGTAAAAGGAGCTACTAAAGTTATTTACGGTCACATGAGTAAGCATGCATTCAGTGGTAGTAAGAATGTTAAACCTGGTGATTACTTAGGTGTATCTGGTAACTCAGGTAAATCTTCCGGACCTCACTTACACTTTGAAGTTCAAAAGAACGGAACACCTATTGACCCTATCAAATGGCTTAAAGCTAATGATGGCGGAGGTTCTGGTAAATGGAACGGAGACGTTAAGAAGGCACTTAAATTAGCAGGTCTACCTCAATCATCTGCATATATTAACGCTTGGAAGAAACAAATACAAACTGAATCTGGAGGAAACGCTAAGGCTATTGGTGGGACTGATGGTCTTAATGATGGTAGAGCTAAAGGTTTAGTACAAGTAAAACCAGGTACATTTAATGCTTATAAAATACCAGGTCACGGTAACATCATGAATGGTTTAGATAACTTAATTGCTGGTATGAGATATGCAAAATCTCGTTACGGTACTAAAGGTATGTTATCTGCTATTGGCAAAGGTCATGGGTATGCTACAGGCGGGTTAATCAATTCATCTGGTTTATACCAATTAGCAGAAGATGGTCATCCAGAATTTGTTATACCTACTGACCCTAGTAGACAATCTGACGCTATGAAATTACTTGCTATTGCATCACAGAGGATAGAAAGTAATAAGAAAAATAAACGTCCTAATCAAATGCGCACACCTTCAACTGGTGGAAGTAACAGTAATGATAACACAGAATTGTTACTACAAATGATTGCTAATCAACAAAAACAATTAGATACATTAATGCAAATCGCACGTAGTAATAAGAATATTGAACAACAACCTAAAGGATTTACTGAACGGGATGTGAGTAAAGCACAAGGTAAACAAGCACAAATGATGGCATACAATTTTGGAGGTGAGTTCTAATTTGGTAAAAGAAGTAAGGTTATTTAATGATAACTTTGATATTAAGTTAACCGATACACCTAATTTATTATTCTTAGATCACATAGAAGAAGACGTGGAAGTTAACGCAAATACAACTGAAATCAATGGTACTGATGGTGTACTAATGGGGCCAACTACGTTCGGTCCTTTTAATTTGGTTTTAAACTTTTCATTTAAAGGATTAGATACTAAAGATTTGAAATTGTATAAACAGAAAATAAGAAATGTCTTATACCAACGTGAACCATATTATGTGTGGCATAGTGATACGCCTGGTAAAAAATATGCAGTGTATTGTGATAGCAATGATAATGATGATTTAACTAATTCATTCGCTACTTTCGAAGTCACTTTCGTTGTTTTCAAAGGTTATTCAGAATCATTAAAAGACACAAGTCAATTTAGTTTATCAAGTGGTGATTGGCAATTTGAAGCAGGCGTTTTATCAGATGATGAAATTAAATACACACACGATACAACAGCTTTTAAAATTTACAATGGTTCATCAGATACAATCAATCCATTATTAAGACATCAATTTAAATTACTAGTTAATATTGATGCGCCTAAGGGTTTTAAAATCAATAATAAAACCACTGGAGATGTATTCGAATATAAAAAAGGTATCAAGAAAAATCAACAACTGGTTATAAACGGCGTGCATCCTTTCATTAATAATAAACGTGTAGGTATTGATACAAATTGGCAATGGCTCACATTAGCAAAAGGATTCAACGATATAGAAATTACAGGCGAGAATATAAAAGAAGTTAAAACTCAATGGATATTCCCGTTCATATATAGGTAGGTGAAGATATTGAAAGACATGATACTAAAGAACAGAAAAGGCACTTTCGGCGAAATATTAACCGATTATGACTTTGGTTCTTGGAAACTTAGTTATGAGCGTAACAATGAACGATCTATTGAGTTCACTATATATAAAACATCTATGAATTGGGATTTATTTGAATCGTTGCTTAATGAAATGTTATTGGAATGGAAAGGACAAAACTATGTTGTGAAGTCTACAGCAATTAAATATGATGGTATGAACGTAGTGAATGAAGTCACTGCTAAACATATATTTATGGAGTTCCAAAATCATTATATCCAGAAAGATTTGGAAAATGAAGAACTAAACAACGAAGAAGATGAACAAGATGATAGTAAACCTACAATGACATTAGAACAGTATTTAGATTTTGGTTTTAAAGGTAACAAGATTGATTTCACTTATGAAATTGTAGGTAAATTTGACCAACGTGTAGCAGTAGATGAACTAGGTAATAAAAACGGAATGGAATTCTTAACAGAAGGTGCAGAGTTATTCAACTATATCTATTTTGCAGATAATAAAAAGATTTATATCTATGATGAAGCAAGCTTTTATAAAGCATCAAATATTCCGTTGATATATAAATATAACTCTAGTGAAGTACAAGCTACGACTACCACAACTGATATTAAAACGTATATACAGGGATTTGGTAAGAAGAAAACAAAAGCTGAAACGAATAACTATAATCCTATGAAACCTAAAGATTTAAACTATTCTGGCACATTCATCAAAGACGGTACTTGGCGTACTGAAAGCGTTGGTGCTAGTTACACGAAAACATTTAATTGTAAGTGGGGTAACGAGACACTTGAATGGACATTAAAGAAAATGGCTAAAGGTGGCGTGTTAGACGTTTATTTAGATGATGAACATATAGGTAAATATGAATGTTATAGCAAAACTGCAACATCTGAAAAGATTATCATTGCTCAACGCTTATCAAAAGGCAACCACACATTTAAAGCAGTGTTTAGAGGTGCTAAAAGTGGTGTCGATTATAAGAAATCTAAACCATGCATGTATGTGGGTACAGAGAAGTCAACAGTATTAAATCTAACTGCAGTGTTGAAAGGGACAGATGTTTATCACGTTACAGATGAATATTATTCACCACATTATGATAAAACTAATCCTAAAATTGCACCTACATTATATGATGATAACGTGCTTGATAAAACAGAGTTAAGAGAAAGACTTATTCAAGAATTGAACGATGAGCCAACTGTGGAAGTTTCTACTAATTACTTAGGATCTATGGAAGATAAGTATTATTTAGGTAACGATGATATTCACGAAAACAGTAAGATACGTTTTATCCATCAACCACTAGGTTATAATCTTGATTTGAAAGTGGTGAAGTTAACGTATTCACACCCACTGGTAAATGAACCAGTTGAAGTTGATTTCAGTAACTCACCTAAAGATATTATTAAAATACAACAAAATATAAACAGGAATATTAAGAGAATGAATAACCTAGTTAAAGGCGGATCACTTGGTGGCACGTCTTTTTCTATGCCTAGATTAGCATCAGATTCAATAGGGAGTGTGCTAGTAAATGAATGAACCAACAGAAATTAAATATTCATTAGATGAAAGTGGCGAACCATATTTCGCAGCTACTCATATACAAGCAGTACAAGGTTTGAATTTTAATGAAGATGAAGATTTATCCACTGTCATTTTTAATCTTCAAAAGGAAGTTAACAGGGTTTCGGAAGAAAATGCAAATTTAAGAAATTCTCTAGAAGAATCGAAAACGAAAATTTCAGAATTAAACACAAATATCGAAACATCTAAAAATGCTATTGAAACACTGAAAACTAAAGTTGGAAGTTTAGAAATAACTGTTAAAAATTTACAGGATGAAATAGGGCAATTAAAAAGTTTAAACACCAACGAAGGAGGTACTGGTGAATGAAATTAAAAAAAGATTTACCTATACAAATTGGGAAAGCATTTAGAAACATGTTGGTAGAAAATTTTAATAGATTAGAAAATAAAATATATAATAAAGATATTGAAGATAGAAAACACCGAACAGATGAATTTGCTGCTCATAATTCGAAACAAATAAAACATAATAAGACAAATGTAGAAAAGCAATTGAATTACAATAGTGGTCGTACAAGTAACTTAGTAGTGGGTTCAGATGAATATGGTCAAAAAGAAGTTATCGACGCAAGGGTCGACAGAGAAGGTGAAAGTCACGAATTACTATCAGAACGTTTGTTAAGTGATTTCAACGATGTATATAATACAACTTCGTTTGTACCTAATATAGATTTCAAAAAATTACATTATAGAATTGGGAATACAGATACCGAGTATTATTTGATGGACGTTCCTAAATTCGATAATCAAGGGAATAAATTGAAATTAAAACACGGATTTGCAGCAGAACAATTTGGTAATGGAAATAAAGAAACTGCCCGAACATTTAGTGATAGAAATTATGCAAGTGCAGTTTTCAACGGTAGTGTATTTAATACATCTAACTTCAATCTAATTGGTAATCAAATTAAAGACGGTAAGATATATCAAAGTGATAGTTATACCGATAGATCGTATCGATGGCATTTAGGGTTTAAAGAAGATGGAACGATGAAAATATACCCTAATGGTACAAGCGCTACTACAATGTTACAAGATGGGGTTGTAAACTCTATCACAGCGTTTTATCAAATCATTCTTAATAATGAACACAGACCAGACATTTATTATCAACATGCTGATTCAAAAACATTCCACCCTAGACAAGTTATCGCTCAACGTGAAAATGGCGATTATGTTTTCTTAAGTTCCGAAGGAAGAAATGTCAAACACAGAGGTTTATCTATTGATGACTGTTACGAAATATTAAGTGCTAATTATAACGACATCACGAATGCTTATGTGCTTGATGGTGGAGGTTCTACTTCATCGGTAGTAAATGGAACTATGATTAATAGACCTAACGACAGTTCATTGCTGACTGAACGTAGTGTGCCAGACTTCTTATATGTGTCTAAAGAAGTTATTTCAGAAAGCGATAAGCATTTATATAATGTAATGAAACAGATAGGTTATGTGAGAAAAGAATTATATAAGATGATTAATTGGTGGTTTGATAAAGGAATTGATGGATTTAGAGTAGATGCCATTACACATATTCAAAAATCATTTGAAGATGGTAATATTGAATATGCTGAAAATGAAACGAATTTTAAACCTGCGTTCGAGCGATATACAAATAGGCCAGGTATTTTAGAACATTTAAGAGAGCTGAGAGACGAAACTTTTAATAAGTATGATATTATGACAGTCGGTGAAGCGAACGGTGTTTCTCCATATGATGCTGAAAATTGGGTCGGGTTTGAAAATGGAATATTTAATATGATATTTCAATTTGAGCACT